CGGCACCGGGACGGAGCAGCGGCAGGCGGCGCAGGAACAGGCCGCGCAATCGGCCTCGTTCGAGGTTCTGAGCAACGACAAGACGCGGGCCGTGAGCGTGGGCGACAGGATCGTTTATGCGGGCAGCAATTGGGACATCACCGCGCATAACGACCTTGGGTTGAATGACGGGGTTCGGATTACTGCGGTCCGGGCGGCGGCGTGATGGCACGCGGCGGTTCACGCATGACCGGGTTCAGGGAAGCATCCCGCCAGTTGAACGAAATGGGTAAGGCCGCAGCGCGCGGGGTCGGTCGTAAGTCTCTCGCTGTTCCGGCTGAAATGCTGGCACGTCGAGTGCGGGCAAACATATCAAGCCATAATCGGACTGGCGAAACATACGAAAGCGTGGACGTTCTGCCCGCGAAATCCAAAAGGGGCGTCGCGGTCGAGGTCGTGTTGCAGCACATCGCGGGCGTCCAGCTTGAACTAGGCAACAGCGATCAGGCTGCCACCCCGGTTTTCCGCCCCGCTATCGACAGCGGCAAGGATCGGCGGTTTCAGGCTTTTGCGGACGCGCTGATGATCGAGGCCGATACGGCCATCATTCGAAAGGCTGCGCGCGACGCAAAGAAGGCCGCGAGGGGGTAGCATGGATTTCCAATCCGGCGTTCGCGCCCGCCTGCTGGTCGATAGCACGGTCAGCGGGATCGTCGGCACGCGGATCGATTGGGTCAACCGCCCGCAAAAGGCCGCGCTCCCCGCGATCAGCCTGCAAACAGTTAGCGACCCCCGCCCCGACCATCTGAAAGGTTTTGACGGAGCGCGGGAAACGCGGGTTCAGTGCGATTGCTGGGCGGCGACCTACTCAGCCGCCCTTGCGCTGGCGCGCGCTGCTATAGCGGCCCTCAAATCGCCCGCGACAATCAGCGGCAAGAAGTTCGGAAATGCCCGCGTCGATGCACAGCGCGACCTGGGCGAAAATGGGGCGGACGGAAATTTCATTCATCGGCAGTCCGTCGATTTCATCATCTGGCACGTAGGAGATTAAGCATGGCGGAAACGCAGGAAGCCAGCGTCGGCTGGGGTGGCGAATTTCACTTTCACGATGGCACTGCCCTCTATGAGGCTGTCGAGGTTGTCAGCTTCACGCTGCCAAGCCCCGAATTTGAGGAAGTCGAATCGACACACCTTAAATCCGCGAACCGTTATCGCGAGTTCATCGACAGCCTCGTGAATGGCGGTGAAGTGCAGGTCGTTCTGAACTATCGCCCCGGTTCCGACACCGACACAAAGCTGCTGGCCTGGCGTGATGCGCGTGCAATCCGGGCGATCAAATTCGGCATCCCTGAAACCGGGGACGTAGCTGTCGAGATCAGCACTACCGGCAAGTGCAATATGATCGATCGCGGCGAAGTCTCCGCAGACGGCAAGCTGGAAGCGACCGTCACCATCCGCGTTGCGTCGGCTGACACGCAGGCGTCTGTCTAATGGCGAATGTGCTGCGCGGTGAAAGTTCGTTCGTTTCGGAAGCGGGCGAAACATTCCATCTTGTGATGGATTTCAATGCTTTCGCCGAGGCGGAAGATGCCGCCGATATGCCGGTGGACGACCTTTTGCGCGCTGTATCTCCGGTCATTGACGAACGCGGCAACATCACCCGCAAGCCACGGATCAAGCACCTTGGGGCATTGCTCTATGGCGCTCTTAAGGAAAAGCATCCGGCGATCACTGTGTCGGGCGCAATCCGCCTTCTAGGCGAGGGCGAGGAGGTAGGCGCAGCCATCGCCAAGGCGCTGCAAGGGGCTATGCCAAAGCCAGACGCGAGTGCGGAGGGAAAGGTGCCAGCAAAGCCTGGGATTGGGATGAAGCGCAAGAGGACTGGGCGGGCCAAGGCTTAGGCCCGGCATCCTTCTGGAAACAGACGTTCCGCTCCTATGGCAACATCATGCGCGGTCGGGATAAGGCAGATCGCGAACGGACCATCACCCTGGCGCACCAAATCGAGGCAATGGCCCGCGAGAAGCGACTGAAACCCCTCAAGTCCTATTTGACAAAAAATCAGGGCAAGAGGTCGGACAACAACGCCGTGATTGCCATGTTTGAGGAACTGGCCGCCAAGGGTGGAAATGTGCAGATCAGGCGGGTGAAGAGGTAGCCATAGCGCTTATTCGGCGTCCTTCAGGCCGACACACTGCTTCCAAATGCCGCCTATCGTTCCAAACTGCTTGCGATATTCGACGCGACTCCCTGTCCCGTCTGGATAAACACTAAATGCCATGGACACTCCGCCATAACCGTTCTTGATTAACACAACGCGCGACCCATCATCGCGTGGCATCGGGGCGGTGTTGTTCTTGTTGGCGAGACAGAACGCCACTTCGTCTGCGCTTTTTTCCGTTTTGAAAACCTCTGTTGGCGACTTGCTTAGAACCTTGTTGGTCGAAGCACAGCCCTGAAGAGCCACGGCAGCAAGGCCGCACATTACAATCCGTTTCATTGAAATCCCCTGTGAATCGCGGAATGTCCGCGCGGGCGCAAAGGAACACCGCCATGGCAAAAGGTCAAGGTCAGGGCGTCGTCCTGGGCTATCTCCGCTACATCCTTGGCTTCGATAGCTTGGCCTTCCAAGAAGGCGTTGGCGACGCTGAAAAGCGCCTGAAATCCGCGCAGAAGTCGATGGCTAAGACCGCCGATAAGTTCAAGATGATCGGCGGCGCTATCAGTGCCTTTGTGACCGCGCCAATGATCGGTATGGCCGCTGCTGCCGTCCAAGGCGCAAAGTCTCAGGCTGCCGCGATGGCGCAGGTTGATGCAGCCATCGCTTCAATGGGTAATCAGGCGAAGTTGTCGGGCGATGAACTATCCAAGTTCGCTGATCAGCTTGAGTTGAAAAGCCTGTTCGACGCCGATGAAATCCTGAAAAAATCGACCGCAAACCTGCTGACATTCGGCAATGTGGCAGGGCAGAATTTCAAACTCGCGCAACAGGCGGCGGTTGACCTTGCCACCCGTATGGATGGCGATTTGCAGGCCGCAACCCTTATGATCGGCAAGGCGCTGAATGACCCGATCAAGGGATTGACGGCTCTTTCCCGCGCGGGGATCCAGTTTTCGGAACAGCAAAAAGAGCAGATCAAGACGATGCAGGCGGCAGGCGATGTCGCTGGCGCGCAGGCAATCATGCTGGCCGAACTGAATAAGCAATTTGGTGGTGCGGCGGAGGCTGCGGCCAAAGCGGACCCGATGCGCGAAGTCATGGTCAAGCTGGGCCAGGCAGGTGACGCGATCGGTGAAAAGCTGCTGCCTATCATCCCTGTTTTGGCAGATGCCTTGGTGAGCGTTCTGGACGCCTTCATTACACTGTCGCCCGAAACGCAAAAATGGGTACTGATCATCGCGGCGGCGACTGCCGCCCTTGGCCCTGTCGTGCTGGCAATCGGCGGCATGGTTGCGGGCGTCGGCGCGCTATTGCCTGTTCTGACACCTGTGATCGCGGCCATAGGCGCATTGGCTGCCGTTATCACAACTGCCGTCCTTCCGGCGCTCGGCTCCCTTATCGTGGCTCTCTCGCCCTTCCTTGTGCCTCTGGCGGCGATCGCAGCCGCCATCGGCGCGGTGTACCTTGCATGGAAGAATTGGGACACGATCGGCCCGATCCTCCAGCGCCTCTATACCAGCGTAAAAACGTGGCTAATCGACAAGCTCAACGCTGTCTGGAGCGGCATCACGGACGGCATCAAGAAGGTTGCGGACGGCTTCAAATGGCTTTGGGATGTGGTCGTCGGCCATAGCTATGTCCCCGATCTTGTGGATGGCGTAGCGGCTGAATTCGCCCGCATGGATGCCGTGATGGTCAACCCGGCGACGAAGGCGACACAGACTGTTGCTGAGAAATTCCAGGCCATGCAGCAGCGTATCGGCGGGATACTGGCCGAACTGTTCCCGGCGACCAAAGCCTATCGGGAGGAACTTGAAAAGCTGGCCCTGATCGAAGCAGACAAATCCCTTTCGCCAGATGCCAAGAACGCAGCGGTGATGAAACAGCGGTTCCGGGTTTCAGATGCGCAGAAGCAAGCCGATGCAGAAATGTCCGTGCCTGACGTGGTGCCTATTGCTGGCGCGCTGGATGATGCGTGGTGGACAGTGACGCGCGCAGGCGAGAACGCTGCCAAGGATATTCAGGCAGCCAATGAAGTCGCCGGGCAATCGTTCGTTGACATGGCCAACAAGTCGCTCAATGCGCTTTCCAATCTGGCCCAGTCGATCAAGAATGGCGGCGTTCTGGATATTCTTTCCAGCGCCTTCAATGCGTTCGGCCAGATTGCGCAAAGCGGTATCCTCGGCAAGGGGCTGGCTGGATCGTTCGCCAACTTCACGGCCATTTCCGGCTTCCGCGCCAATGGCGGGCCGGTGACGGCGGGCAAGTCCTATATCGTCGGTGAGCGCGGCCCGGAAAGGTTCACGCCGTCGCGGTCAGGCTATGTCCACGCAAACGGGTCCAACGACAACGGCGGCCGGGCGCAGACGATTCGCGTTGTCCCCTCCCCCTATTTCAACGTCGTTGTCGATCAGCGCGCGGCCGGCGTCGCCGCCCCCATGTCCGTACAAGCCGCGTCATTGGCGAACACCGGCGCGCAAAAAGCCATCGCTCGTTCGAACAGCCGCCGCCTCGCATGATCACCCTGCCCGACGACGCCATTCCCAACAGCGCTACCCCGGCGCTGCTGGACTTTGGCGGCACCATTCGTCCAGCGACCGGCGCGAAAATCCTGCGGCTCGATCGCGGCGGCAATCGCTATCGGGTCGCGATGACCCTGCCCGTGCGGTCAGGCGATGATGCCCGGCGCGTCGTTGCCCGATTGCTGGCGGCGAAGTCGGAGGGGCTGAAAGTCGAATACCCGTTGCAGGGGGTCTATCAGGGAACGCCGGGCAAATTCGTGGTGGATGGTGCCGACCAGTCGGGCAACACAATCCTGCTGCGCGGTGGCACCCCGCACTATGCCGCCAAGGAAGGCTTCTGGCTGACCATCCATGACGGCGACGCTACGACGCAAGGTTATCTGCACAACGTCAAGGCGCAGGCTATCGCGGACGCATCGGGCGACATGGAACTGACCATCACCCCGAACCTGCGCATCCCATTCCCCGATGGCGCGCATGTGGAACTGGCCAAGCCGACGATCGAGGGGATGGTTGAGGGCGATATAAGCTGGACGCTGGCGATCGGGCAACTGGTCGACAGCCTCACGTTCACGGTCGAGGAAGCGGAATAATGGACCGCATCTGGCTCTGTGGCATCATGGAAATGCAACTGCGCGACGGGCGGACCATTCGCCTGTGCGACGGCGGTTTCGTCACGGTCGGCGGCAATACCTACCGGAGCAGTGATCCAGACTTTGGCGTCATCGGCTCCATGGAGGCGTTCAGCGAGGGCGTGGGCGATAGCGTGCCAGCGTTCAAACTGACCTTCCTGCCAGCCTCGACGGCTGCGGCTGCGGATATTTCAGCGCCGGGGATGCAGGGGTCTATTACGCGCTTCTGGATTGTCGAGGTGGACGCGGATACCGGCCTTGTCATTGGCGACCCGGACCTGATGTTTGACGGCCAGATCGACCAGACGGTTCTGCGGATTGGCAAGGGCAAGCGCGAACTGGACATCGATTTCGTATCGACGGCCGAACGCCTGTTTTCGATCAACGAAGGCAACAGCCTCAACCCACGCTTTCACAAGGTGGTCAACCCCGGCGAGTTGGGCGAGGACAATGCCACCGGCTTGGGTGTCTCGGTCGCCTGGGGAACGGAGGCGCAAGGCTCGTCAAGCGCGTCTGGCCTTGCGGTGGTTGGTTTGGCGCTTCGGAACCTCAACGCCCGGTTCGTCCAGAATGTTTAATCTTGACGAACGCGCCGACCGGACCCGGCAGACCTTGGCCAAATACCGGGCGCGGCCGTTCGATTGGAGAAACCGCGCGACCTGCATCCATCTGGCGCGCACGCAGCTTCGCAACATGGGCCATCGCCCGCCGCCGGTGCCTGATTTCCGGTCGCCGCTCGGCGCGCGCCGGGTAATGGTAAAAGCCGGGTTCGCGGATATGGCGGCGATGTTCGATAGCCTGCTGCCTCGCATCGCGCCTGCGTCCGCATGGGTGGGCGATCTGGCACTGCTTGAAGGCACAGATGGCTTTGACAGCATCGTGATCAGCGCGGGCGGCAAATGGCTTGGCTACCATGAAAACGATTTGAGCGGGATCAAGCCGCTGATCGTGACTTCGATTAAGGGGGCGTGGCGGGTATGAGCAAGGTGCTCAGAACAGTCGCGATGATAGCGGGCGCGGTGGCGCTAGTTGCAACCGGCGTTGGCGCGTTCGCCGCTGCTGGCACCGCTCTCGCCACAACCGCAGCATCCGTTGGCACCTATGCCAGCCTAGCAGCAACAGCGGCGACAATCGGCGCGCAGGCGACCGCGAAAAAGCCCGGCGCGAAAGGCAGCGTCAACAGCGTCATGATCGCAACGGACGCGCTATCGCCATATCTTATCGGACGGACCTATTTCGGCGGCGTCCTGCGCCATGATGTGGGCTACGGCGCGACGCTGAAAAAGGTCAAGAATCCCTACCGTGGCATGGTGATGGTCTATTCCGTCGCCGGGCCGCTGGAATCCCTTGAAGGCCTGTATCTCGATTTTCAGCCGATCAGTTTCAGCGGGACGGCGGCGACCGGCTATTATGCCAGCTATCTCTACCGCG